TCTGGCTCGTTAGGTACTCCTTGATCTTTCAAGAGAGCTGTCAGAGGATCTACACTTGACTGACGTACTGCACGAATGTAGTAAGGGGAGAACCGACCATGAATACCCGAAGCGGAGTCTACAAGCTGAGACACTGTACCAGAAGGTTTAACTGTTGTGATAGCTGTAGCGGGGTTAATACCAATACGCTTTGCAAACTCTACGTTTGTCTTTACTGCAGAGGCTTTCATAGCTTCCAAGAGTTCAGGCTTAGGGTTACGAAGAATCTTACAGTCTTGAATACCTGTCAAAGACACACCCAAGAGCGCCTCTTCTTCACAGTTCTTCTGCCATACTTTACGGACGTACTTAAAGTCTGTAAGGGAGGCTTGTAGTGTACCAAGAATAGTTGCAATACGAATTTTACGAGTAAGTTCTTTCTCGCTGTCATTTTCTCTGCAAACAACTTCAGTAAGGTTACAGAGCTGTCCATTACGAAGGGCAATCTCTGCGCAAGGGTTGAGGCCAATAATCTGTTCAGCATCACGGCGCTCTGGCGCAAACCGTTGCAAACCATAACGAGAGACAATACCGCGTTCACCAGAACCAGATTTCATAAGCGAAATCCACTCTTCCATGAAGACTGCCATAGTAGGTTTTTGCTCATAAGCAGCAGAGTTGTTTGCCAAGGCACGTTGTGCATCGGTTTTGTACCACATACCTGACTTACAGTCACGCACTTCAGGGTCGCCAAGATCTGATAGTGAGATGAGAGCAGAGCGGCGTACACCACCAACAACAACCACCTCAGCAATCTTACAAACAATGTCATGGACTTCGATTGGGCGCAGTTTACGCCCTGCTGCTTTCTTAAACATAACTGTAACGAAAGCAAAGAGATCTTGGAGTGGCTCTGGACCAGAGGCCCGACCACCCATGGTTTTTAGGCGAGCACCTTCAGGGCGAATACGGCTGTAATCCCACTGATGTACGTTACCAAGGTAAAGTTCAGCAACAAGCTTTCGTAAGCCCTTTGCCCAACCTTCTGCACTGTCTTCAAGAGTAATAACACGACCTGTCTCCGTAAAGTTATCGTTAACAATAGGTAGTTTGTTTACATACTGAGCTTCAGCACTAAAGCCTACACCAGTTCCTGCCATCAGGATAAACAAGATTTCATCAAATACACGAATGTGATCTACAGCTGCAAAAGAACAGTTATAGCCACGGAAGTGATTTTGTTCGAGAGCGTTACCAGCTGACCACATGGCCCGCATGGAAGGCATTACTTCACGGTTGTAAACAGCATCTCGAATTTCTGCATAGTCCGCAGGGGTGAGTTTATCTCCCGCACGTTTCATCCAGAAACCAACTAGTCGATCTACAGTCTCTCCCCAGGATTCACGACGACCTTCGTCATCTAGAAATCGTGAGTAGCGTGAAAGATGGATAAACGCTTCGTAAGGTTTCATTGAGTTCATAGTATTTTCCTTTTTGCTTACTACTGACAAGGTGATTATTGGGATTATCCTAATTAAAAATCACCTTGCCATTGTGCGCTAAATTGTTATTTGTTTTTCTTATTTTTCTTAGAGGTAACTCTAAACTCTTCGCCGAGGACAAAAGTATCTTCTTCAACTACTTCCTCTTCAATCGCTTTTTCGAGTTCCCAATACTCTTGGGACACGGGGTTATCTACCGCTTCTTCAACAGACTCTTGCCCCATTGCCTCTTCCCAGAGTTTAGTGTAAGTTACTTTGTCTTCATCAGACATTTTTTCATTGTTTTTAATAAACAGATCTAAGTGTTCTTTTGTCGGGAGAACTTTAATCCAGCTCTTTAAGTGCTCTTTAAGTCGAGCCTCATTAATTTTATTTTCCACGTTTTATCCTTTAGTTAAGTTTGTTCTTGTCTACCTCTAGCAACGTATTCGCTGCGTAGTAAAACTGGTCCTTATTATCACCCTCTGGTGTATGCTCAAACTCATCTTGAATACCCAATATAAAAGACTTAACAGCAGGGCTCAGATCACTTATGTCTGCTTCACCGTCATTAAGCAATTGGAGGATAATCGAGATATAAAGTAAACCCATTGTTTCATCTATCATACTCTTTTAAACCCTTCACTTGTATTCATATCTTCTTCTTCGTAGTACTGACCTTCAGTGAGTCTTCCAGTAGGAAAGTTATAAAGCAGTGCTCCTGATGGCCCTGTAAGACCAGTATGACGACATTTGAGGACTTTTGTTTTAATCGTGTTTCTTTTAGCTTCATCTGAGCTCCCAACATCACGAGAAAACGCAATAATGTCCATACAAATTTGCTTAATAGAACCAGAGCCTTTGATGTCATCCATCGAAGGTAGTTGGCCCTCTTCAAAAGATTTACCACCGCTGTTTGTCTTACGTAGGTGACTAATTAAACCAATCCAGACGTTATGCTTCTTAGCAAGACCAAGTAGACGGTTCATAATCTTATCAATAGCCTCGTTACCTGTTAACCCTTCACTACCTTCAGAAGCAAGTATAGTGATGTGGTCAATAAAGATGTACTTAGCACCAGACAAGGCCATATACTCCAAGTGGTCCATGATTGAACCGTCAGAGATAGAACCGTGATGGTCCAGAGGAAGAACACGATCAGACCCAAAGACTTTATCATAGCCGATTTTAAGTTCTTCAAGCGGTATCTCCTCATTAGCTGAGTTACGGTTTAGAACCATACTAGCCATCTTAACAGCGTATTCTTCAGGACTTTCCTCAAGAGATACAATACCAATCTTATCTTCAGTAGTTTCTAGTAAGTGAACTGCAATCTCTCTAAGTAGAGTTGATTTGCCGCTACCAGTACCAGAAGTCCAAAGAGTAATTTCACCAAAGCGCATACCTTTCAGTTTAGCGTTCAGGCCCACCATGAACTCAGGGTAAGGTACAGACTCCATTGCACTATAAGCAACTAGACGATCCCACAAGTCTTCTTTGTTAAGAATACCAGCGGGGGTGTATTCACAAGCGTCATAGACAGCTTTTAGAACTTTGTCGGGGTCTTTAATCCAAGTATCGCTTGCGTCCTTCTCTGGAGTTTTAGCAATCTTAACTTTGTCATAACCAATAATACGCGCTGCTTCTTTTGTAGCCTCTTGGCCAGCAGCATCATTATCAAACCAAATGATAACCTCTTCAAAGTTACGAATCCAGTCACGTTCTTCTACCAGATCTTTTAGGGTAGTAGCAGAACGAATAGAAACAACAGGGTAAAAGGTGTTATAGCGTTTATGCCAAGCGGAAGCAACCGCTAAGGTGTCTAGCTCCCCTTCAGTGATTACTAGTCGCTTACCACCATTAAACAAGTGTTGTCCAAAGAGACCGCCTTTTACTTTACCAACGTTAGCCCTAAACTCTTTAGGCAGACCTCTTACTTTATATCCTGTTAGCAGACCCTCGTTATGATAAGGGTAGTAGTGTGCATCAATAGCTCCGTTGATGTCATAAGATACCTTAACACCATAATACTCAGCTACTGTCTTGTTAATGTTTCGTTCACGAAAACCCCTAACAGGGTAGTCCTCTGCTACTTCTCGTAAGCTTGGGCCCCAAGAGTTGTCAACAGACTCAAACTCTGATTCATCATTCATAGGATTAACATAGTCTCCCTTCGCTTTGTGCGATTTACGGCAACTGAAACAGAACGTAGACCCATCCTCATAAATTTGAAGAGGATCAGAGCCACCACAGTCATTACAAGGTTGATTCTTAGTAACTATTCGCCCCATCTCTATTCCTCGTCTGAGCTATCTGGTTCCATTGTCATTTCAGCTACAAACTTGCTCATCTCTGTAAAGAACAAGTAAAATAGAAGTGACAAAACAATATCAACCTCTATAATACCAAACGTGTGAAGGATAATAGAGCCTACTAAGTTAAGCATTGCCGCCATCCACAACGCTGGTGCAATTGGATGTATTTTCATTCGTATTTCTTTCTCAAAGTTTTGACATATGCTTTAGTTTTTTTAGTCGGCCCCTCACTAGGGACAAACCTAATCGCAGCAATCTGGCGGTTATAAAAGCGAGGTGTTTTACCATCCTCAAGATATTCCGTCATAGAGTCAGAAAGCATTTGAAGGTAAGCCTCCGCATAGTAAAGACCACCTTTTGTGTTGTATAGATCCACTATTTCAAAACTAAAGTTCTTCTTGCCATACTTAGTAATGTCTTTCTTTAGCGTTGTAGAAGAACCTATGTAAGTTTTCCAGCTCATAGGTTTACCGTAAGTCTTAGATTTTTTCTTACCTCCATGCCAGAGCTGCTTCTTGCCAATGTAATACTGTTTTGTTGTTAAGTTTTCAATGCAGTATACAAAGCCAAACCATTCTTCAGCATTAAAGTTTTTATAACAACTCCAATGTCCCGTGTCACTCACTAATTGCTTTGTCATAAACTTCTCGCTTTACTTTGAAATGATCATTCATGTGTCGCCAAATGTGAATTAAACGACCATTAGCAATCATATACTCATACCCTTCTTCTTTGTAAAACTTTTCATAAGCTCTACAAACAGAGGCCCGATAGTCCGTAGATCCTTCTAAAATGACTTCAGCTGTCTTAGGCCCAATTCTAGGAATACCTGGAATGTTATCAGTAGGGTCTCCCATTATAACTTGTTTCCAATAGAAGTACTCTGCATACGCTTCTTTAACCTCGTAAACAAGCTCTTTTCGTGGGTTGTAGTGTAGCCCTGGGATACAATCAAGATCCTTGTCAACCGAAATAACAATATTTTCAATACAAGCTGCAGTAAGTTCATTTGCCCAAACACGGAGCATATCGTCTGCTTCACAGTTATCTGTAAAGATGCAGCCTTCGTAACGTTCTACTATGTCAGACTTCAAATCTAAGAACCATTCTGGTCTTGTTGATTTTGACTTTGTCCTGTTACCCTTATAGTTAGGGAACAAGTCTACTCTAAAGTTGTCAGGACCACCAATGGCCATGACGTAGTCTGTAGCAAAAACACTTTCAAGTGAGCTATTAAACAACCCATCAAATTTATCATTTGCTTCTTGTTTAGTCTCCATACCCCATATACTCATGTATAGAAGCACGTCGCCGTCAATAATAGCTATCATAAGTTTTCCTTTATTGTTCTTTAACGTCAGCTAATTTTTTCCCTTACTATTCAAGGGAGATCTTGGTCTTCTTTCCAACACCCCCAACTGTAGTCAATACCCCAGTCTTCAACAAGCTCCCAAGGCGCTTCTGTTTTCAAACACTCTTCTTCAAAGTCATACGAGTAGGAAGTCCCCTCCCCGTCTTTGTACTCGCCAATAAACATCATCCCGTCTTCATGGAAAGTAGCTTCAATCTCGATATTATGAAGCTTCTCTCCGTAAGAGTACGCAGCCGTTGGAGGCCCCCAAGCAGTATCAAAGTTAATTGTTAGTGTGTTGTTAGCTTCGTCGAGTTCCCAACTTGCGTTGTGAACATCCCACTTTGTCCCCCAAAGCTCAACTGCTTTATTATACTCCCAGTCCCCAAGCGGGCAAAGTGCTTCTAGGAGTTTGTCTTCTTTCAAAGCCCGTACAATAAGATCTAGCTTGTCTTTACGTCCAGAGATTACTGCGCTGTTCATACACCAGTTTGGCATTTTAGTTTCCTTTTCCATTAATAGAACGATCTTCTAGTTTGTTAATGTTATGCTTCATCAGTCGATTCAGAGTGTAACCTCGACTGCGGGCAATCATAGTTACATACCACAGCACATCAGAAAGCTCATCGAAGATTTCATCGCTATGCCGATATCCCTTGCGTGTCTCCTTAACTCGCTCAGACATTACTTCACCCACCTCCGCAGCAAGACCTGTGAAAAGAGTCTCGCTTGTAGTACCTTCCTCAAGGAAAGATTCAGCTTGAAGTTCATATTTCTTAACTCGCATAGTAGGCTCCTTCAGGTAAGTTAAAAGCCGCAACAATGTCTTTGAATTGCTGGCTAGATAGCATAATCATTTGAACACCGTCTGACTCATCGATCTGACGAATGTAGATGTCATCATCATACAAAATTACTTCAACATCATCGTGCTTTCCCTTCCCATCTAGAGTAGTTATAGTGATACCTTCACCACGATCTGTATCAAATTCAACAGTAAACATTTTATTCCTTTACTTTCCAGTAAACCCAAGCACGAGCACAGTGACCTGAACCAAGCAAGATGTCAATTAAAAACACTAAGTTAAACTTATTGTTGCGCTTGCTTTCCCAATTTCTAGCGGAAAAGGTTTGGTTTAATTCCCCTCCTAGTGAAAAATTCAACAACATAGACAAGTTGATAGCAAGTTTTCTTAGACGCTTAAACATCTTTGTTTTCCTTTAAGTTATCTCGAACTCCACAACGATAACCCTCTTCGTAGCCCTCTTCACGAGCGTCCTCTACCTCTTCTTCAGCGTCGTTGAATCCCCTGTCGTAACCCTCTTCTTCTCCCTTTTCGTAGCCATTGTTATAGCCCTCATCATACATCAACTCTGCTTCTGAAGTATACTCTGACATAGCTTCCTCGACACAGTTTTCTTCAAGGTCTTCTAGTAGTGCCACAAGATCCAGATCAAGTTCTAAGGTATCGTGGCCTTTAACTTCTCTATAAAAACGATCAAACATTGTACGAATAGTTTCTTCTACTGAGTAAGTAACTGACATCTCTTATTCCTCTGAAATTGTTTCAAGAAAGATTACCTCAAGAAAGTGGCAAACTTTTTCTGCATTTACTTCTTTACCGTCTCGATAAAAGCCTTCCAGCTCCATATCAACACCAACACACATCTCCCCGTATTCTTCTAAAAGGAACCCTGCAAGATCCTCGTCATTTGCTGCACTTGTGCACAGAACCATTTCTGCACCGTACTCTGTTTCAAACCAGCCAGAGATCTCGCTGTCTTTCTCAGCAAGAAGTGCTTTATATTCTGCTTCTAGTTTCTCTAGTCTAGCTTCCGCAGACCATGCCCGTAAGGCCCACTCTTCTTTACTTGCTACGTCTATTCTGTAATCACTCATAGTCTTTCACCCCATGTTTCTCAATGTCTTTTAACACAGTTTCAAGCATCCACTTGATGTCTTCTTCGAAGAGACCTTGTACCCTTACAGGTTCTACAGTGTAGCCGTTGCCTTCGTAGTTCTCATGTACACCGTACCAGACCTCACCATCAGGATCCGTATGCTTCATTAGCTGGTAGTTCCAAGTCATTTTCTTTCTCCCACTGTTGTTGTAGTTTATCCAAGGTCACAGACGAGATAATTACTTCGTAACCCGCCAGAGGGCCCTCTAAAATCAAGGCCGTCCCGTACTCACTGTGGCGTGAGTTTGCTTCAGTTAAAACAATGTCAAGATCAACCTCGGCCTCAAACCCTTCAATCGTTGTATAAACTCGCTTGTCCATACCATTTTCCTTCTGTGTTATAGTAACGCTGGTAGATATTCTCTAACCCAGCCTTGTCAGGATGTTTCCGAACCCACATGCCAGTTGCAGGTTCAAAATGTTTTTTAAAAAAGTTATCCAGCTTACGATTGCCTGTTGCTATAGTTGTGTCAACAAGGTAAGATAGCTTATCGTACTCTGCATCAGACAATATGCTATGATTTTTATATTCATAAGCATAAGCAGCGACAGAGAGCCTTAGTCGTAGCCTAATCTGATCGCTCTCAGGCGACATAGTAACGATCTTCTAGACAAGTCCAAGATTCACTGAGCAAAGCTTCGGTGTAACTTACCTCTTTAAACTCACCCAAG